TACTAAGCTCTATCCTGCGTCTTGCTAAAGGAATTGCTAGCCACAATCCTTTCAATGTGCTTGATACCAGTCGTCATGTGTTAAGTAATGGTTTGGTGTTGGGGGGCGTGTTGGCCATCGGGGCGGCCATACACAATTATTATAGCATAGATAACCAGATCAAAAGAAATGAGAAGCTTGCAAGCTCCTCAATAAAATCTTATGACCTGCACTTGAAGCTTGAGATTTCAAGGCGGGCTGGCAAGTACTTGGAAAAATTGGTTGATGCCGAGCTCGCTATTGGTTTGGAGTTGGATGACACTGAACCATTGAGCGGACTTCGCGTCCCATACAAGTATAGCCGCCAGGCCAGGATCTCTATGAAGTACCCGGGATATTCAGACGACAACCGGCGTGTAGCTTGTGACAAGATTCACAGAATGATGGTGGAGGATGGGCTTTCTCAAAGCCAGATTCTGCAACACCATTCTATGGCAGTCACACTAACATTTGTCAAGGATGTCCATGAAATGATAGGGGAAAGCTTTGAACGCGTCATCAAAAACACAGACAGATGGGATAGTCGCACTTGTAAATAGGGGTGCCGGGTTGTGGTTACTGGGTCGGAAGCTAGTGCTAGTACCAGGCATAGCGACCGCATTCAGGTGGTTAGCCGCTCCGGTATGTTGAAGGAAAGAAAAGGGTTTGTTAGCTCTATCGAGCCCAATAATAATAATAATATTTTTCTACAACAATTCCCTTAGCGTTGTGCAGCGGGCTCTGAATGAGAGGCTGTACTTCGTTAAATCGCCCAATGGATTAGTGCCGTGTCCCAGACCTTCACCTGGGGCATTTGAGCAGTTGAGCGAGTCACGAAGAGCATTTCTGCGCTCCATGCCTTACCATCCTCCTGTGTGGACGACTGAACAGTTTGTCCAATCATACACAGGAGCGAAACGGAAAAGGTATGAGGCTGCAGCCCTACGCTTGGAGAAAGCAGGACCCAAGCGGTCCATGGGTTATTGGAACACTTTTATTAAGGGGGAATGGTATGATGGAACATCTAAGAGCGATCCCTGTCCACGCCTCATCCAGCCTAGATCATATGAATATAATATATTGATCGGGAGGTACATACGCCCTGTGGAAAAAGCTCTTTACGAGGCTATCAATAGAGCATTTGGCTATGAGGTTGTAATGAAGTGCCACGCACCTTGGACTAGAGCTAAACACATTGTAGGTCACTGGAACGAGTTCAACAAGCCATGTTTTGTTGGGTTCGATGCCTCCAGGTTTGACCAACATGTAAGTGATCAAGCTCTTAGGTTCGAGCATAGCATATATAATGCAATCTTCCGTGATAAGGATTTAGCACAATACTTAACATGGCAGATTGACAATATTGGGTTTGCCAATATGTGCGATGGCACTGTCAAATACACCTCCACAGGCTGCAGAGGGTCCGGCGACATGAACACTTCATGTGGGAATGTTGTCATAATGTGCGCTATTGTTCATGCGTACTTGTCCAAGCTCGGGGTTAAGACAAGATTCATAAATGATGGAGATGATGGAGGAGTCATTATTGAGGCTAAGCATCTCCACCTTCTCGATCATTTTGGAGAACATTGTCTTAACTTCGGGTTTGAGATGGAGATTGAAACCCCCGTATACAAACTTGAAGAAGTAGAGTTTTGTCAATCTCGACCCGTGCGTGTACAAAATGATATTTGGATGATGGTCCGCAATGTACATAAATGCATTAAATTAGACAGATGTTCCATAGTGAGCAGGGATTGGGCATCATATGATGAGGTACAACACGCCACTGGATTGTGTGGTTTGGCCCTCTATGAGGGATTTCCGGTCCTTGATAGTTGGTACCGGAGTATGCTTAGTGATAATGTGAGAAGCAAGGTGGTCAAAAGACTGATACATGAAATGCAGACTGGACCTCGAACTTGGCGTAGTTATGCCACCCAAGCTCGGGGCTTCAGTGTAGATTTGCAAACCGCCCGGATTTCCATGTATCATGCTTTTGGCTTGCTTCCTGATGATCAGCTAGCATACGAAAATAAATTCCGGGCAATTAAGTTTGACAGCCACAAACTAACAACACACACACATAGTTCAGACACTATCCAATACTATCTTGATTAAATTTTATTTATTAATTCGCAATGCCACGTAAAATTCAACGAAGCATTAAGATGCGACCAGCTAGAAGACCTCGAGTTAGAGTAGTTGACAACGATTCTTTGGACGAGCCAGCAGAAAACGCAAAGCGCATGCTTATGGATCCTTGTAATTCAAGGTTGGTGCCTACCGTTTATGGAGGTGACCAAGGTTATGTCAACAGGGGAACTTCGTTTTATGGAGCAGCACAAGGTACTAATGAGACATCGTTCATCATTATCCAGAAATTTGGGGTTAATGTAGCTTACAACGCTAGTTTTGCTACATCATCCACAAATTTTACTGTGGGTTTTGCTGACACTCAAGCCCCTATGGCTGCTTTCCTTAATGCTGTAGCCAGCAAAGCTCGGTGTGCCGGCGCATGTATTAATGTGCGCCCGAACGCTTCCCCTAACAACTCTACTGGACTTATCAAGTGGGGTGTCATTCCTGCTTCCACACTAGCTGAGGGCACTGTTACCAACGTTGACAATGTCAATAGACTTCTCAACGAGTCTTGCTCAGCTCCCCAAGCTCTCATGCAACCATTAGAGATAAGATGGTCTCCAGGACTGTTTGACGACAAGTACGTTCCTACCACTGGCGTCCTTGCAGATGACGACACTGATAGAAACATACTAGTCATCACAGGACTAGGATTCCCTCTTACGGGAGCAGCAGGCACGAATGGAACTGGTATAAGCGCAAATGTTACTGGCATCTACGAATGGACTCCCGCTATTGCTCAGAGTACTTCTATTGATTCTACTTCCGTCAAGCAATCTCGGTGTGACATAGCTTGTGTGTTACGAAATTTGAAACGTAAAAATGCTTCATGGTGGTGGAGTCTAGGCAAGAAAGCTGTTGAAGGGTATTATACGGGGGGTCCAATTGGGGCCGTTACTAAAATGGCATCATTTGTTTAGATTACTTAACTTAGAATTGCATGTTGTACATATAATTCGTTCTCATCATTCCGGTTTAGGACACGACTATTGTGGGTTTACCAGTTTGGCCGCTGGTTCTACGCGATAGAGCCGTTAACAATCCGAGACCAACCATTATGCATG